CCAGGCTCCACGCGAAAATACTCAACGCTTGGCGCTGGCATGATTTTGCTTGTTGATGTTGCCGTTGGATTGGTGCCGATTTCAAAGTGGATGTGAGAATCGGTATTGGCAACCGCCACACGCATAAGCGTTACGCCGGTTCCGGCGGCGTGCGACTGTTGGCTTGTGTTGTCTACCGCCAAGAATGTTGTTGTGCCCAATCGGCCAACGATCTGCGGCCACAAATGCCCGGCTGAATCGCGTACTTGCTTGCTCATTTCTTGGACCTTGCAGCACGCATATTGTCAACGAGGTTTGGATAGGGTCTTCCAGCGGATTTCGCCATGGCTTTGGCGCTGGCCTTTTCCTTCTTGGATAACGGTTCGCTTTTGCCCAACGACTTCGGACGCGCTTTATCCCACACTGGCTTGGCTTTCATGGCACTACCCCCATTTGGGGGCCGACACTAGCACATTCGCGCATCAATGCGCAAGATTCATGCGCAACGCGTGGTAATCCTGAAGAAATCCGCTCATGCTGGCAAGTTTGTTAAACGCCATATCTGCTGACAAACGCGAGTGAAATAAACGCAACTGCGGTCTGCGCTCCATCTCAGCCCAATAGGTCTGCAAAACCGTACGTCCCCAATCTTCAGCGGTTAAGCGGTTGATGTTGCCGCCAAGGTATTCGTAGCGCATGAACATTTCCCAATCCACAATCCCTAATGTGTGGCGCGGGTTGTCCTTATTGGAGTCTTGGTTCGCGTGCAAACGAAACGCCCCCAGGTGCGCCCCACCGCCTACCGCTGGCCCGTGGCGCGTGGCTTCCAGATACGAAGTCACGTCACCCAAATAATGCCTCGGTGCCAACTCGCCAAGTGGCGCGTAGGTCATGGTGAATGCGCACTTGGAGCGATCCATCATCACAAACGAAGGCTCGCCAATAAAGTTCTTGTGCATCGCCATAAGCCGCAAGATGTTCTCGCGTGATGACTTCATCAGTTCATCTTGATTGATAAAACCTGGTGCGCGAAGAAAACGCCCGGCACCGTCAATCCAATGGCGTTGATGCCAAAACATCACGGCGTCACGGTGATGATCCGCCAAATCGACTAAGTAGGACGTTGAAGATGGGTAAATCACATCATCGTCATACACAAAGCGCACTAAATCCGAGTCCGCCTGATCCCAAAGATAAGCGTAATGCGCCACTTGATCGCCAGGACAGATAAGGTGCGTGTCAATGACTTCAAAGTCATAGCGCTGCGCCATATCGTTGATCATGTGGTGGTCATTCTCATCAGGACTGTGATTGCCAATGATGACTTTGATGCGCGGATAGGTTTGCGCGTCAATTGAGGCTAATGTGGTGTATAGGTGCTCAGGCTTATAGGCGGGAACAAGAATGGTTACAGGCCTCATGACTTCCCCCAACGCTTACGCTCAAGCTCGGCAAGTTGTACCAGTTCACGCGTTCTGCGCTCCAACTCCATCACCATTTCTTCAAGCACTTCCCATTGCAATTTTTCGTACTCGCCTCGAGGAAAGTTCTCAAGCAATCCATTGACCCAGGCTTTTCTCGCCATATCGTTCAGATTCATCCTTCACCCTTTAAAAGGTCAGCGGCATCGTTGTAGCCGTTTTTCTCCAGCAACTCAATGCAATGGTTTAAGCGTGCTTCGCCTGCAACAAACTCAATCTGCGCCGCAAAGATAAAAAGATTCTCTGCGTGCTGATCAAACCCTGTGTTTCTGGCAATGCCCATCACATCGCCAATGGTCAAATCTTTCACGTCAATACCTCCTTAATATGTTGAGGCACCCTTGGCAGTGGCGCCCAGGCAACCGCCCACTCGGACCAGGTGCCAATGACGCACACGCCGCCAGGATTAAGCAATAACATCTTCACGCCTAGTGGCGGCGGGTCATCTTCGGGCGTGCGCCAGGTGGCCTGGCCGGCGAGGTAGTCTTTCATGCTGACGCGCAGGTGCTCAACAGGCTCACCCATGACCAGCGGCGCAGACGCATCCGGTGGAGTGCCAATACCAACATTCCCGTCAGCGTGGTAGGTAAGATAAACCAGTGGATATGTGTTCATGATGTCTTCCCTGTCCATCACGCCGCCCTTATTCCAAATGGGTTATGCCACAGCACCGGTACTTTAGGCTTACGCGGCTTAAAGGTCTTGTACTGCTCCTTAACCTCGAAGTAATTCACCATCACTTTCTTCCAAGGTATCTCAACGTCTTTTATCCCTTTGGACTTCACAATCAAATCATCTCCCGCCAACTCGGACATGAGTTGATCAATCCTCTTGGTGGTCATATCAAACTTTGCCGCCAAATGCCAAGCATTCACAGGGTTCTTCAACCCCTTCAAATAATCAAAAATCATCTTCTTGCTTTCTGATCTACGCATTTTTCGCTTTGCCATTTCTACCCCTCTCGATTAAACAACTGCTCTTAAGTTCCTCTTAATCGGCTTACCCCACTGTGAGTTATAAGCCTTCCCGTACAACGCCGTTCCTGCATCGCTGGCAAAGGTCAACGCCAAAGCATCAGCCATATCAGGTGATCCAATCCCGCGTTTTCGCATCTCGTCCTTGCTTTCCAGCTTCATCTTCCCGTTGCTATTAAACGAGTAACGCGGTGAGACAAGTTCCGCCAAAAGCGACTCATCTTTAGGAATCTTGCAATCGCGCTTTTCCAACCACGCTTTCATCTTTCCCCATAACTCAGCACGCAAGTTCACATAAATCGTTCCCATGGCGGGAGACTCAGCCACGTTAATGCCACGCGCAGGCAGATTCAATTCGCGCAAGCGGTCCACAACACCGGCCCCTAAGCCAATCGAATCGACAAGGATTTCAACGGGCCTGTCTTCTGGCTTCATGGCCTCGTACTCAGCGACCACCGCGCCCGTGGTCTGCATCAAATCCAACCCACGCCACTTGCGTATTTCAGTCACCGCATTACCTTTACGCTTTGCCAGCGCCGTGGCGTCCGTTCCAAATCGCGCCACATCCAAACCCCACACCGTTTGCGTGTCCGTCGTTTCAACGTCACGGTGAAAAGCACTGTCCACCAGCTCAACGCCAATCAAGGTATCGTCATCGGTGCGCGGAAACTCACCCAGCACGCGAACACGAAAAGCGTTGGACTCTTCGCCATACCTTGACGCCATATCCTTGATATAGGCGTCGCTAACCCTTTTAGAGTCATAGCAGGACACGCGACGTGTCCACCACTCATCCTTTAATCGGTTATGCGTATCAAAGAAAAACCCGCTGGACTTCGTTGGGTTCCCCAACAAAATCGTCACAGCGTTATGCCCCGACATGGAACCCGCTGCCGCCTCAAACACAGACTCAGGAATGCCTGATGCCTCATCCGCCACAAGCATCACATGGTCCGAATGCACACCCTGCAATGCTTCAGGTTGCTCGGCACGCGATGTACGGGCGGAGATGAATGACTCTTGAGGTGCTGCCCGCATCTCAATGCGATCGGTCTTAACCTCCAGGCGATCACCCCAAGCATTAGGCAACTCTTTCACCCAACGCTTTAGCTCGGCAAACAGGGCGTCGTACAACTGGCTCGATGTCGGCGCCGTCACCACAATCTTTGCAGGACCACGCGTTAGCATGTACCAAATCATCGCCCAGGAAGCCACCGTTGACTTCCCAACGCCGTGGCCGGAGCGCACGCTGATCTTGCGCTCGCCGCGGGATATAGCCTCCAAAAACTCCACTTGCCAAGGGTCAGGATCAACCCCCAACACTTCGCGCACAAACAACGGCGCGTTGGGCCTGTAGCGGCGCACCAGCTCAAGGTAACGCTTAAATATTTCGTTATTAGGCGTGTTCATAACTTGCCACCGCACGATGCACCAAGGTATGCGTCACCGCCATACCAAACTGATCCTTTACCATCTCAGCAATCTTGCGATAGCTCTTACGTTCTTTGGCCTTATCCGCCATAAACATCAAGATGGGATAGGTCGATTCATCCTTCACAAGTTTGGCCGACTTGCCATCACCATCCTTACGAAACCCAAACGGCACATGACCGCCAACCCAACCACCGGCTTGCGCCTTACTCTTACGCCCATCAGCCATGCGCTCGGCAATCCTGCGTCGCTCAAGCCTAGCTACTGCCGCCATCAACGTAAAGAAAAACTCAGACCAACTCGACCCATTGTTCACCGGGTCCGTACCCAGTGCCAGCACAATCATCTTAACGCCTTGCTCCTTCCAAGCCTCGGCCATCGTTAACGCGTCAACCGTGTCACGAAACGCACGATCCAGTTGCGTCATAACCACCACATCACCTGGCTGAAGTACCGCCACTAAACGCGAACCCGCTTCACGCTTGGCAAGTTGCACGGAACCGCTCACACCTTCATCCGTAAACACCTCGCCCACATCCTCGCCGCGAATCAACGCCAATCCCTGAATCTTCCTAATCTGCTCGGCTAGCGACGTGTTGTCTATCTGCTCCTGCGTACTAACCCTTGCATAACCATAAACCGCCATCTCGTTCCCCTGTTTTCGTTACTTGTTGCAAGCGTAACAGTGTTTCGCTCACTTGTGAAAATTTTTTTGGGGGCCGTTCGTCGGGGCGATGGGCGGTGCAGGGGTGGGTAGGGCGCGGGCGAGGCCAGGTATGCGATTAGCGCGGCCAGGTATGCGAAGCACAAGTTGGCGCGTGTGGAGTACCGCGGCAAAGCCGCCCCGCCCAAATCGCGCCAGGGGGGTCAAAACGATTATCAAATAAGAATCATTCGCATTTCCGAGCCAATCGAGGATGAGAATGATTCTCGACAAACCGTCAAAACGATTATCAAATAAGAATTGTCCGCATTTTTGAGTCAATCAAGGATGAGAATGATTCTCGACAAACCGTCAAAACCGCATTAAACCATGCTAGATTGTCAGTTTTTCCGTGTTTGGGCGACAATTGTCGCGCTTGGTAAAGCGATTGCGACTGCGTCAATCATGTTGCGGCGCATCAATTGTCAGCGCCTCAGCTTGTTTAATCGCCACCCATGCTTGCGAGTCTATGTTGACCGCCACAATGGGAGCGCGCTGTTCGCCATATGCCGCGGCATTAAACTTTGCCGCCATCCATTTGAGATAGTCGCTTTGCAGCTTGGCAACAGTCGCGCTCTCATTTGTCGCTTTCATGACAATTGCGTGCCCCTCTTCAACGAGCGCGTGCGCGCCACGCATGCGCGCGCGTGAGAGCGCTTCAGCGCGCTCATCGCTGGAATTAACCCAAGTGCTAATCCGATTAGGGTTAACACCAAGGCCGGAAGCAATCGACCTTATCGTTTCACCGCCAGCGACGCGTCTAGCAATCTCATCAATCCCCAAACCTTCGATTAGTGCTAACTGACGCTTTGCTTCTGGTTTTCCCGCCATATAAACCCCTCAATGGTTGAAATTGTCCGACAGACGGACGTTATACGAATGATTAGTCATGATATCGTTTCGCTTGCAGTATCAATCGAAACATTAAAAGGAGTCTTAATCATGAAACGCATTATCAACGGAAAAGTTTATAACACTGAGACAGCGGAAAAGGTTGCATCTTGGGACAATGATCTATTTGTGAATGATTTCGGTTACATGTCAGACAATCTTGAGGGTTACAATACGAAAAAAGTTTTCTTTGTAGGAAAGACTTTTCTGGACAACAGAGGAACAACTTGCTTTGTGAACATGTTCACACTAATCTTCTCTCGAGATGAAAGAAGAAAAACAACATACGAGATCAATCGATGAATTTGTTTCAAAGACCTCCAATAACTGACCTATCATCGACACTTTTTAGAGTTGATTCTGAAACTTTTGCT